TAAGGAGTTATGCTACAAAAAATTCAATTTAAGCCAGGATTTAATAAACAGACCACTAAAACTGGTGCTGAAGGACAATGGGTAGATGGGAATAATGTACGTTTTAGATATGGTCAACCTGAAAAAATAGGAGGTTGGCAACAATTAGTTTCTACTACTTTAGCAGGACCAGTAAGAGATCAACATTCCTGGACAGATATATCCGGTAAAAAATATGCAGCTTTAGGAACTAATAAGTTATTGGTTATTTATTATGAAGGTGATTTTTATGATATTACTCCAGTTAAAACGGCAATTACAGGATGCACTTTTACTTCAGTTAATAGTTCTGCAACGGTAACCGTAAATAAAACAGCTCATGGATTATTACAAGGAGATTATTTTTATTTTGCTTCCGTAACTTTGCCAGGTGGTGGAGTAACTGGATATACTACCGCAGATTTTACAACAAATAAATTTGAAGTTATTTCCGTACCTACTTCAGGTACTTTTACCATTACTATGCCATCTAATGAATCGGGAAGCGGTATGTCAGGTGCAGGTTCCGCAACGGTTTATCCTTATATTGATATTGGACCAGTTTTCCAAACTGCAGCTTATGGTTGGGGAACCGGTGCTTACGGTGAAGAAGAATGGGGAACAACAAGATCTAATACCAACGTTACATTGGATCCTGGTTCATGGTCCTTAGATAATTATGGACAGTTACTTGTTGCAACCGTTAGAAATGGTGCAACCTATACTTGGAATCCTGGAGTAGGAGGAGCTTTAGATACAAGAGCAACTATTGTATCAGGCGCACCAACTAAATCATTAATGAGTTTAGTATCAGATAGAGATAGACATCTATTTTTAATGGGTACTTTAGATAATTTATCAGATTCAACTTCACAAAATAAAATGTATATTAGATTCTCTAATCAAGAAGATATTAATACTTGGGCTCCTACCGCAACCAATACTGCAGGTACGTTTTTAATTGACCAAGGAAATGAGATTATTACCGCGGTTCAAGGTAAGGATTATGTCCTAGTACTCACGGACCAAGCAGCCTATCAAATTCAATTCGTAGGACCTCCTTATACTTTTTCTATAAGACAAGTAGGTTCAAACTGTGGATGTTTAGGACAACATGCAGCAGTCTTTGCACAAGGTGCTGTGTTTTGGATGGGATTTGGTGGAGGCTTTTTTATGTTTGATGGAACCGTTAAACAACTACCATCTTTAGTAGAAGATTATGTATTTACCACACAAGGATCCGCTCCTGGTATTAATTATGATGCCAATCAAATTGTTTATGGTTATCATAATACTTTATTTAATGAAGTAGGATGGTTTTATGCATCTAATGCTTCTCAACAAATAGATCGATCTGTAGTTTATAATTTCCTTGAGCAAACTTGGACTACAGGAAGTTTAGCTAGAACTTCTTATGAAGACGCTAATACTTATAATTTACCTTATGCAACTCAATTTAATAGAACAGGAACACCAACATTTCCTACTATTAATGGTGTTACTAATACGAATGGGTCTTCTAAATACTGGTCTCACGAAACAGGAATCAATGAAGTAGATAGTAATGGGGTATCCACAGCAATTACATCCTATATTCAATCTGGAGATTATGATTTAGATGTAAATCAGGGACTTCCCGGAGATGGGGAAAATATTATGAGAGTGTCTAGATTCATACCTGACTTTAAAAATTTATCTGGAAATGCAAAAGTTACTATGTATTTTAGAAACTATCCAGGACAAACAGAACAGTCAGATTCTAATGGTCCATTGATCACAGGTCCTTTTACTATTAATACAACTACCACTTATGTAAGCACCAGAGTAAGAGGAAGACAAGTAAGTTTAAAAATTGAGAATGATGCGGTGGGTCAGACTTGGAGATATGGAACTTTAAGATTAGATATTCAAGCTGGAGGAAGAAGATAATGGCAAAGATTACTGCAGTTATACCTGAGCCAACTCCTGAATACAGAGAAGATAATCAAAGACAATTAAGAGAAGGTTTAGATACATTAAAAAATGAATTAAACTTTGGTTATCAAGAAGATTTAAAACAAGAGATGCAACGATTTGCATGGTTTATGTCCGGGAGTAAATGCTAATGTCTTGTAATAATGTTAATGTTGAACCTACAGTTATTGGTGGTGGAGACGGCTCTACTGCTTATGATGCATTTGGTAGATTAAGAGTATCAAACCCTTTAACTATTTTTGATTCTAAAAATATAATGTCAAAGAATACACTCTTTGATGAAGCATTAACCGGATCAGGTACAGTTTCATATACATCAGCAAAGTCTACAGTTAATTTAAATGTAACCACGGCATCAGGTGATAAAGTTATAAGACAATCAAAAAGAGTAATGTCTTATCAACCAGGAAAGTCTTTATTACATTTAAGTACATTTGTAATGTCTGCTCCTCAATATAATTTAAGACAAAGAGTTGGAATGTTTGATGATAACAATGGAATATTTTTTGAGTGTGTTGATGATGAATATTTATATATTGTAAAAAGAACTTATACATCAGGATCTTCAGTAGACGATTTTATTGATCAAGTAGATTGGAATGGTGATAAATTAGATGGTACAGGCCCATCTGGTTATGACTTAAACGTAACTAAATCTAATATCTTATTTATGGATTTTGAATGGTTAGGTGTAGGAGCTGTGAGAGTTGGTTTCGTTATTGATGGTAAATTTATAGTTGCTCATACATTCTATAATGCAAATAGTTTAACTACAGTTTATATGCAAACAGCAAATTTACCAATAAGATATGAAATTGAAACTTTAGATAGTATAAGTTCAGCAGCTACACTACAACAAATTTGTTCCACCACTATGATTGAAGGAGGTTATGCTCCTGAAGGTGTAAGACAAATGATTGGGACTTCTCAAATTAATGCAGGTGTTAACTTAACTACAGTTAATACTTGGTACAATATTGCAACCATTAGAATTAAATCAGGAAGACCTTATGCTGTTATTGTTCCTTCTGGATTAGATGTACTTAATATTTCAAACAATGATTTTGAATTTGGTTTATTTGTAAACGCAACCCCATCTTCAGCATTTTCTTATACAAGTTTTTCTGATAACGTAGAATATGATTTAACTACGGTTGATCTAACTGCAACGGGAACAAGAATTGCAGGTGGTTATATGGGCGGTAAAACATCTCCTTTTTCTATTGGGGAGGGATTTGTTTTTGCAAATCAATTAGGACAAACAATAAGTGGAACATCTGATACTTTAACTTTAGGTGTAAGAACAGGAAGTGCAAATGGTGATGTTTCTGCTTTATTAAAATGGTATGATTTAACATAATGGCAAACTTTTATAAAAACGCATTCTATGATCCTAATACTACGGCAGCTGTAGTTGTTTACACAGCACCTGCTAATGCAAGAGCGATCATTCAAAATATACAAGTCACTAATGAAAGTGGTAGTAAGATATGTAAAGCAAGTATTGACGATGCCTCTACTTCTACTATTTATCAAATAGCTTACGCTTCTATTTCAGGGCCAACTATTTGTAATTTAGCAAAAGGAACTATTATATTACAGGAAAATGATTCGCTGTTACTTGAAACTAATGACACAACTGCTATAAGTGCAGTATGTTCTATATTAGAAATATCTAGAGAAGATCAAAATGGCTAAAAAAGCAACTGGCTTTGGTGTTAATAACTTTATTAAATCTAGGAGAAGAAAACGTCCAGGTAGGCATTCTAAACAACATAAAGGTAGAAAAAAAGGTGGACGAGGACAAGGATATCCAATATAGACAATTACATGTCAAACTTTTTTACTAAAGAAATACAAACAACAATTAAAAAAGAAGTTGTTTATTTAGAAGGCGTCATAGACATTGATGCAGATTATTTTATTCAACAAATTGAAAAAGGAATAGTTAATTCAACAAATAATTATTTAACGAATGTTAAAGGATTTATGACTTCATGGGATTATTTTTTAAATGACGGAAAATTTAGAGAAGTTTTTATTAATCTAATAAATAACTTAGAATATAATTCTTGTCTAAATACATCGCTTAAAAATGAATGGAGTTTAAAACATTGTTGGGGAATAAAAGAAGTAAAAGGCAATTTTACGACTAAGCACGACCACTTACCTAGTACGCTTTCTGGAATTATATATTTAAACAAATCAAAACAAGAATTAATTTTTGATGAGATAAATTTAAAAGTAACTCCAGAAAAAGGAAAATTTGCTGTATTTTCATCAATATTGCAACATTATACAGAAAGAAATTTAGATGATATACCAAAATACGCAATATCCTTTAATGTATATATCTAACAATCATTTTAAGGAATAGCACTTCTTTTTGATGACAAATTTAAAATTTTCCTATATATTCATTAAAATGTTTTACATTTGGCATACATTACTAATAGCCTTGTTTATAACTATAGGATTTGTATTAGGTTATAAATTAGGAAATAAAAAAACAACTATAGAAGAACAACCTAAAGGAAAATGTCCTTTTGGGTTTGATCAGGAGAAATAATGGAAATAATTAAAATACCAGCAGAAGCAAAAGAAATTGTAAAGAATAAAAGAACTGGAAAAGTTTATGCTGACAAAGCAGAGTTTGAAGCGGATGTAGCTAATCCTGCAACTGATACTACTGCAGCTGATTTTCAACAAGATTTACAAATAACTGTTGCTTCGGTAACTACTAAACCAGTAGCTAATAAATAATTTATGCAACCAATAGGTGGCACTGAGCTTCAGTAT